TGTTGGAGCACTTGTATATCCTCTGCCAGGACTGAGAATACTAAACGCATCAATAATACATCTAACATCATTATCTGATGCAAGATTTTTCTTATATCCAAATCCCGATGATTTAACTCTAATTTCAGTTAAAAATCCACCATCATCTAGTAGTCCTGTTGCAGTAGCACCAACTCCCTCACCAGCAATGAATACAATGGGAGGTTCTGCCCATGCATCACCTTTGTCTTCTACAGGAATTTCTATGATTCCTCCATTCTCATCAGTTATAACATTGTTAGTATTTACAGTTGGTGGTCTAAATGTCTCAAAGACAGTAGATGTATCATCACCAACACCTTCATCAGAATCACCTATACTTTGATCAGTGTCAGTAATGATGAGAACATCGACAGATGCACCATTACCATTAAGTGTAAAGGTCAAAGTTTCTTCATCTTCAATTTCTTTATCATCACTAATACCTACAGTAATTTTTGCTTCATTATCTTGAATTACAAATTCACCATTTAATTTATTACCAACAATATCTGAAGGTGTTATATTGTCGCCTGTTAAGTAATAGTATAATATAGATCCATTTGGAATATTTGTTGTTGTAACCGTGTATATGATAAATTCTCCCTCTGGAACTGTTCTTCTATTTGCAACAACATTGAATGTTGGATTTGGATCTGTAGCACCATCTCCAGTTGGAAACTCGTCTATATCAGGTGTATCGTCAATAGGTTCAAATGGGTCTACGAGGGTTGGTTTAAATGGATCGTATGGTTGTTTTAAATCTCTCTCTACTATAGTTCCAACACCTATATTTTTCTTAAATATTGTTTTTACATCATTACCCTCTGGAGAGTTTAATGTTAATTTTACATAAAAGACTTCATTGTCATCTCTTTCAGTATCTACTAAAGTTTGAACTTCTATAGTTTTTTGAGTTTCAGTAGGAGAAAATCCTAGAATATCATCTACAGCAAGATAGTCTGTACCAGAGGTAGCACTTCCCTGATTTTTTAATGTCTTTATTTTGACAGATGATGCTATATCAGTAAAACCACTTCTAGTAACAGTAAATCTAGCAACACTTCCTTCTTCCACCTCTACATCATCAATATTGTATACAATTTTAGGTTTTTTTGTAGTTTCTAAAGGAGGTTTAGGAATACCACCTATAAATCCAACTGTTGTTATTGCTAATGGAGCTCCAGTATACGCTTCATCACAAGTATACTGTGTATAATCTCTTGGTGTATCGCCAAACAAATTATCAATACGATCTAACAATCTATCTAAGAAATTTTCATCATCTTCTTCTTGTGTCTCACCAGTTGTACAAACTTTCTTAACTTGCTCACAACTTCTATCAGTTCCAGAACAACTAATTCCTAATAAATTTAAAATATAATTAATTGCTTTTCCAATTAAATTGAATGGAGCAGCAATAGCACCTAAGATGTCTTGTAGAGGACCTAGAATACTATTAAGCAATTGATTCATTAATTGGTATATTTTGGAGATGATACCATTTACTAACTCATCAACCTGACAAATAGCAGCACGATAGATTTGATTGATGTAACTCATTAAAAGATTTGTTAACCACTCAGTAAGTCTAAGTGCTAGATCTTCCATTTTGCATCCAAGATCTTTAAGCATCTTATTCATCCACTCAGTGACACCTGTTAAAACATTTCCAGATTCATTTGGTCTTAGAAGAAATTTTACTAATTTGTCAACTGCATCTCTGATTAATTTTGTTATGTATCCTTTAGATCCTGCAATAAATTCTCTTATTATTGCGACCATCTTATTTACATACACCCTTGCTTTACCTGTAGCACTATAAAGTCCTCCAGTATACTTGTCCACATAATAAGTGCCAATATTACCATTATTGTTTTGTATCTGGAAGAGCATTTCTCCTAGATTATTTTTAAACTTATCTTTAAGTTTTCTCTCTTTACACTTTTGAGCAGTTTCTGTACACCAATCTTCCTGATCTATAACTTCAATTTTATTGCCAGGATCTACTCTAAATCCCTCTTCATTTGATGTGCCATCAGTTAGAACACCAACTAAATCTGCTGTTATCTTTTTACTGTCATCTCCATCTGTATCAGGGTTTACAGCAAATTTAGGATCAACTCTTTTTCCAGTTATAAATCTAGAATCTGTATCATCCTCTGCTACTTCATTCTTGACTGTAGTAGCACCAGGTACTTGTCCTATAGAACCCAAAATCATGGGTTTTGATTTATCATTATCCAAATAGAAACCAATGACCCAACAGCCTGGTATTAGTTGAGACGAAGCTCCACCAATATTGCCAGGCATGAAGGGTACATTGACAGGCATCATCACAGTTGCCCAAGGCAATTGCTTAGTTTGTACAAGTTCCTTAGATCTAGGATGCTCTCCTACAATCGCAACCTTATACCGCCAACCACCTTTTCCTTTGGTGTCTGACGCAGATTTTTCTACTTGACCTACCCACCAAGATAATCCATCATCACCTATTTTGTGACTAGGAATTAACTTTTTTAACGACTCATCCATTTTTAATCGTCATATATTAGACACTCAGGTTCATCAGGGTGTACATCACAAAATACCTCTAGTACATTAGGGTCATGATGATCTCCTGCTTCAATTTCTGATTTATGATGTTCTACATACTCTTCTAGGTCATGCAACTCATCTTCAATGTGATGTCGCATGGGTTCTGATGTTTTAGGATCAGCAAGAATTTCTTTGTCGTGCTGAATATGTTCTTCAATTGTTTTCATTGTATTTTCCTCCGTACAGTATGTACATTATTATTTATCTTTAGTCTCACCACGGCTTGATGGTTCTAAATCAGTTCCATAGGAGTCTCTAAACAATCTTAGCGTAGTATATCCATTTCCAGTGAAAGAGTTTACAAAATCATACGTATGTGTGACTTGCTTGACAAGATAAACTCCACTAGATTCTGTGTCATACTGTTGTACTTTTCTTTCTGCATCTGACCTTTTATTCTGTATAAGCACACTTACTTTGTCTCCAGCACATATCATAGGATTTACAGGAATTTTCATTGTGGCTTCTTGATTACTTAACAAACCAACTCTAGTGACTGATTGTGCAGCATAATATTTTGTCCAATCTGCATATTCTGTAGGGTTTTCTACATTCGGAACATCAGGATCTACAACTTTTGCTTCATCCTGCCACGTCTCAGGATCTAAGATAGCAGACATAATTCTTGTGGGTTTATCAGATAACTCATCAATGTTACCTGGCACACTAGATGGTCTAGATTGTCCTCCTAAATGTGCCATGTTATCATAACTATCATTAATGTTATAAACATACTCATCATATTGACCAGTGCTATGATTCCAAAATATCATTCTTGAGGAGTATTTACCCATTCTTAATGATGTCGCTATATCAATCTCACCATCAAATGTAAAAGTGGATATCTTAAATCTTGAGTCATCTATAGTATCAGTATTTGCTATCGTTTCAACATAAGGACCCCACTCTGCTGCCTGTAATTGTGGTTTTGGTTTTTTCTCTGTTTTAGTTTTTCTTTTGTAAATAAACGTTCCATCCTCAGATGTATCACATAATGCATCAATTGAGAAAAAATTGTATCCTCTACGTGTTTCCCAAAAAAAGAATCCAGCACTACCTTTTATCTGCTCTTCTGATTTACTATTCTTACCTTTTGCTCTTTCTGATCCATATGTAGTTTTACTTGATACTGATTTTTTTATAAGTTTTGCAATTATATCAAATGGTCTCATATTTTGAGGTACCATTCTTACTTTAAATCTTGATGGTTCAGAATATATTTCTTTACTTGAGTTTAATTTCTCTCTCATTAATTTAATTGTGAGTGACTCTGAGTTACCATCCAATGGTTCTTGCATTTTAATACTTTCATTTACCAAAAATTCCTCAGAAACAAGCATCAAACTATATGTTTGCATTTTGTCCTTAGAAATTCTACCAGCAATTTTATATACTCTAAGTTTATATTCAATTGCTTTTTCTGAGAAACTATGACCAAACTTCATCACAACTTCTTCACCACCTTCTATGGGAAAATCGTTGATAAAATTATTAGAATCACTTACAAGTAATTGTCCTGATACAGTAGGTGATTCGATTGATTCCATAAAATCATAACTTATAATCATATCAGGTGTAATATTATCTTCATAGCAAAATGTTCCCTTGCTATCAAACTTTCTAATAGTACAACTCTCAACTACTATTTGATTTGGATGCTGTTCTGTCATTACTTACTCATTATAGAAAAACTAGTGATGAATTTTTCTAAGTCAGCATTAAAAGATTGACCTAAAACATCATTTCCATCAGAATTGCCATTACTACCATTATTATTAGTGGTATTATAGATGTTGGTAACTGTTGCATTTGCAGCACCCATACCAGGTCCAGGTTGTAAATTTGATGTATCTATACCTAATTTATTAAGATTCTGCATC